GGTTATCCTCAACTTTCAGCAATAGCTGAATGTGCTGATGCTGCACATGGTTTAAATGGACATATAATAGCTGATGGAGGTTGTAAAACACCAGGTGATATAGCAAAAGCATTTGGTGCAGGAGCAGATTTTGTAATGTTAGGAGGAATGTTAGCAGGTCATGATGAGTCTGGTGGAGATATTATTGAAGAAAATGGAAAGAAATACAAGGTTTTTTATGGAATGTCAAGTTCTACAGCTCAAGACAAACATTATAAAAATATACCAGAATACAGAGCATCAGAGGGTAAATTAGTAAAATTACCTTATAGAGGACCAGTTAAAGATACAATTAAAGAAATTTTAGGTGGAATTAGAAGTGCTCACTCTTATATTGGCGCAACAAATATAAAGAATTTTCCAAAATGTTGTACTTTTGTGAGATGTACTCAAATTACAAATGAAGTATTTACTAATTTAACTTAAAAAAAAATAAATATTTAAATATACAAATGACTGAGATTTCAAACATAATTTTGGATTTAGAAATTATAAAACAAATTAAGGAAAAAGATAAATTAGGTTTAATAGTAATGGATGGTTCAAAAAAATTATTTGTAGATAGTTATTCAACTTTATCATCATTATCAAGATGGTATAATGGATATAATAGAGAAAATAGTATTGAATATCTTCAGGATTTAGTATTAAAAATAGAAAATATAAATAAATTTTTAGTACAGGGAAATCATAGTAATAGTGCATTACTATTAAAGAGAACAATAGAATCAGCATTAGCAGGATTAAATAATTTAAAAGATACTTATATTGATGATTCAATTACTACAGCTAAATTAACAATTATAATAAATAAATTAAATACTGAAATTGAAAGTTTAAAAAAATTTGAGACAGAGATAAATAAGACAGAGATAAATATGTATTAAGGTTATTTATTTATAAAATATGTTTATATTTTATGAATAAATTTTATTTTAAAGGTGGAATTTCTTGGATTCTAATACCCATATTTATTTATTTATATGTTTTTGTTAAAAAATCCAGAACTATTCTATTTTATCCCTCTTTATTAGTAGCTATATTAGGGATATGGAATCTAATTTTAGTTAAAAAAGATATTTTTAGATATAAATATGGATTAATACAATTTATTTTTGTTTTCATATTTCACTTTATATTATTATTACCAATACTTCAATATAAAAAATATTCAAATCCTAATTTCTATTCATTACTTTTAATTTTATTAGGAATTTTGATTTTAAAATTTTTACCTTGGTGGCCATATGAAGGTTTTAAAAGAAACCAAATGATTTTCTACATTTTAATTTTATATTTATTTTTAAACTTAATATTTTATATGTTACGATTAATCAATTTTACAACAAATAAATTTTAAAAACTTTTCAAAAAATGTATCATTTTTTATATTATTTTTTTCTGTAAAGATTTTATTTGGAGAGATTTCTTCGGACAGTTTATCTAAATTATTCATTCTAGTTAATACATCCAAAATTAAAAGTTGTTTGCTTGGTCTTCGTAACATTCTAGTACAATCGTTATGTAATAGAAGGGATTCATCTGATGTTGTATTTCCCATTAATAACAAATAATCTTATAAATTATTTTCAATTTTCTTTAAAAAGAGTTTTAATATATTTAATTTATTTTATTAAATATATATGAAAATAGACAATTGTTTAATAAGTAAATATGGAATAACATGTATAGAAAAAACAGATATTAATATATTTAATTACATTACAACTTTTTGTATATTAAGAATATGTGAGGAATTAATTAAAAATTCTATTTATAATTTTAAAATAATTAAAGAAGATATTACATTTTTAGATGGAATTGCATTTAATTAATTAATAATAGCTTTCAGCACTACCTAATAAATTTTTCATATTTATTTTTTTAGGATTTTTAAATTCTCCAACATTAATGATTTTATCATAGAGAGATTTATAAATTATATAATTTTTATCAGATAAATTATTTATATCTTCAAGATCACTTAAAATATTATTTTTTACATGAATATTTTTTTTAATTTCATTTAAGATATTTTTATTAGAGATAATTTCATTAAAAATTTCTCTTTCTTGAGAGAAATCTACTGTATATGGATTTTTTTTTACATCTTTGAACATTTAAAATGCTTACCAAATTTATAAAGATAATAGATATTTAAAAATAAGGCAACAATAATTTATTATTATAATGCCACGAAAACCAGTTACATTTTTAAATGCAGAATATAAAACACAGGGAGAATTTGAGAAATATGTTAAAAAAATTATATATGAGGATATCGGAATTTGTAATGATGTTAAGAATGCATATCCAGATAAATATTATATACTAATTAAAATATTAGAAAGACATCCTGATTTTAATTCTAAAACTGAAAATATGTGTAATATAAAAATTATGTATGACACATTAAACAAAAAGGCATTAAAAACACTTATTGTTAAAAATGATGGAAATAATGTTGATATATCATGGAGATGTGCTATATCCGCAAAGCATAAATCCAAAAAACACGAATTAATGTCTGCTATGAGAAGCTGTATAGATTCACAAATAAAGCAATTTAAAAAAGATCATTATAATGATGGTTGTCAAATATGTGGTAATATTGAAAGATTAGATGTAGACCATAATGACAGAAAAAATTCCGCATTTGATGAATTAGTATCAAATTTTATAAAGGAAAATAATGATTTAGAAATACCTGATAAATTTGGAGAATTAAATGATGATACACATAGAAGAAGATTTTTAGAAAAAGACACTGATTTTAAAGATAAATGGTTAAAATATCATAATGAACATGCTTCATTAAGAATGTTATGTCATACTTGTAATATAAGTAGGCCAAAAACAAAAAATAAATTTGTATTATAATAAGTAGGCGTTTTAAATGTTCAAAGGTGTAAATGACATAATAAAAATCTCTCTGGACCTAAATTATTTACTACATTATTTATTAAAGATTTATTTTAATAAAATTAACCAGAACACATTGTACAACCTTCTTCTTCTTGTTTCTTTTCTTTCTTTTTTTCAGGTTCAATTGTAAATTGTTGGGCTTGGTGTTGTGCTTTTCGTCTTAAATAATAAATACCTGTTTTCAATCCTGCTTTCCAACTATAAAAATGCATACTTGTTAAAGCTTTGACATTTGGTGATTCCATCCATAAATTAAAACTTTGGGATTGACAAATAAATGCTCCTCTATCTCTCGCCATATCAATCAAGTCTTTCATCGAAAATTCCCAAACAATTTTATATTTATCTTTAATAATTTGAGGAATTTCTTTAATATTTTGAATACTACCTTTATCAGCAATTATAGTATTTTTAATATCTTCATTCCATAAATCCAAACCTACTAATTCTTTCATTAGATGTTTATTTACCAAAGCAAATTCACCAGCTAGTGTTCGACGAGAATAAATATTACTTGTATATGGTTCAAAACACTCATTATAACCTAAAATCTGACTTGTACTTGCTGTAGGCATTGGTGCAACTAGTAAACTGTTTCTTACTCCAAATTTTTTAATATTTTTTCTTAATTTATTCCAATCATAACGATTCGATGGTTTAACACCCCAAAGATCAAATTGAAAATTACCCTCACTAAGTGGTGATCCTTCAAAAGAAGAATAAGCACCTAATAAATTTTCATCTCGATTTGTTAAACTAATTTCTTTAGGGTTAGGTTTAATTTTACATAGTGCAGCTTCAATTTTATTATCATTATCAATAGCTTTTGCAATAGAGGCATCGGTAACATTATAAATATTATATTTTGTACAAATATCTTCATCATCTAAAAATGTCCAATTTTCATATGCAAATTCTTGTTGTAAAAATTTAAAATCATTTATACGTTCTTGAGAGATTTCATTAGATTTTTCTAGTGCTGCATGATAAATAGTTTCAAATATATTTTTATTAACTTCTTTAGCCATATCTGAAGTAAATGGAAGTTCAAGTTCTATAAAGAGATCAGCTAATCCTTGAACTCCAATACCAATCGGACGGTGTAAAATATTACTTCTTTTTGTTTTATCGGTTGGATAATAATTAATATCAATAACATTATTTAAGTTTTCAGTCACTACTTTTGTAACACTATGCAATTTTTCATAATCAACAGTAGGTCTTAAGATTTCTAAACAATTTCTATAACTACCAATTAATACACCATTATTATATAATTGGGGAACAGTTAAAAGATTTCTTTCTATTTTAAATATTTCAAAAGTTTCATCAGTTAATTCTATTTCTTTAAAAGCAATATCATTTTTTTTAAGAAGATTTTTTAATAATTTACACCAAATACAATTATTCTTTGAATATAATTGAACATCTTCAAAATGGAAAGAACTTTTTTTGATAAATTGTGGAAGAGCTATAGATGCTAGATTACAAACAGCAGTTTCATTTTCATTACTATATTCTGTAATTTCACAACATAGATTGCTAGACTTTATAATTCCTAAATTATTTTGATTACATTTTTGATTTACAGAATCTTTAAAAAGTAAATAGGGAGTACCTGTTTCCATTTGAGCATCTAATATTTTTACCCATAAATCTCTAGCTTCAATAGTTTTAATAGCAATTCCTTTTTTTTCATACTTAAGGTATAATTTTTCATATTCTTTTCCATAAACATCAGATAAACCAGGAGCGGAATCAGGACAAAATAAGGACCATTTTTCACTATTCTGAACTCTATTCATAAATAAATCAGAAATCCATAGAGCATAAAATAAATCTCTAGCCCTTAAATCTTCATCTCCATGATTTTTGCGCATATCTAAAAATTGTTCTATATCAGCGTGATGTGGTTCCATATAAATTGCAATACTTCCATTACGTTTACCTCCTCCCTGATCTACATATTTCGCAGTACTATTAAATACTTTTAACATAGGAACAATTCCATTAGAAATTCCATTAGTTCCTCTAATATGACTACCAGTAGCTCTAATATTATGTATATGAAGACCTATTCCCCCAGCCCATTTTGAAATTTTTGCACATTCTTTAAGTGTATTATAAATGCCATCAATACTATCATCTTCCATTGCAATTAGATAGCATGAACTTAATTGTTCTCTTTGAGTTCCTGCATTAAATAAAGTAGGTGTTGCATGAGTAAAATATTTTTCTGACATGAGATTATAAGTTTCTTCTACTTTTTTAATATTATTTCCATGTAAACAAATAGCAACTCTGAGCCACATATATTGTGGTCTTTCAATAATAATTTTATTAATTTTAAGTAGATAGGCTCTTTCCAGAGTTTTAAATCCAAAATAATCTATATAAAAATCTCTATCATGTTTAATAATATTATCCAAAACTTCTTTATTATTATTAACAACATCCCAAAATTTTTTATTTATAATAGGAGAATGCTTACCATTAACATCCTTAAAATCATATGCTTTTTTCATAGTTTTATAAAAAGATGAATCTGTTTTTTTATGTAAATTAGAAATAGTTATATAACTAGCTAGATGACCATAATCAATATTTATGGTGCTCATGGCAGCACATTGTTCAGCCGTTAAAATGTCAATTTGTTCAGTTGTTATTTTATCATATAATTGATCTATAACCTTCATAACTAGAGTAGAATAAGGAATTTGTAGAGAGAATTGGCTACCTAATTTTCTAACGCGTCGTAAAATTTTATCAAAGGAAATATCTTCAGATTTGCCATTTCTTTTAATTACATGCATTTCTGAATCAGTCATTATATATATTATATTAAATTAGTTTTAAATATATTCAATTTTAATAGAAAAAAATATTTAAATTGGATTTAAAATAATAATATAATTATACATAAATGAGAAAAAAACAGATTTTTTTATCACACGCATGGGATATAGATGAATCAGGAAGAAATAATCATCATAGAGTTAAATTATTAGCTTATAAATTAAGAAGACATGGATATACTGTTTGGTTTGATGATGATGATATGATAGGAAATATAGATAAATCTATAATTGATGGAATTAATAAATGCGAAATTGTAATATTTTGTTTAACTACAAAATATTGTAATAAAATTAACACAGCTGTAAATAATGATATTCCAAATGATAATTGTTATAAAGAATGGAATTATACATTATTTTGTAAAAAAAAAATTTTAGCTACAATAATGGAGGTTTCTATGCATGATATATACACTAAAAATAAAGGAGTAGTGCAAATGTATTTAAATAATAGTTTATATGTAGATTTCAGTGAAAATTTAGAAGATAATTTTTCTAAGCTTATAAAAACTTTACAATATTATCAAATATTTCCATACATAAATACTAAATTTTTTCTAAAAAATGATTATTATAAAAAGTTAATTAAGAGTAAAAGCCTACCTAATTTAAATAAATTTATACTATCTTCACCCAAATCACCAAAATCACCTACGCTTAGGAGAAGAGCCTTTATCAAATTATAAATTAATTTAAAGCAAAAATATTAATTAAATAAAATGGGTAAAAGTGAAAACATTGCTGAAAATCAAAGAAAAGAAGGTTTAAGAAAATATAAAGTAGAACTAATTAACAAAAATTTACTAGAAAATTATGAAAAAATTATTAATAAAGAAAATATTAAAGGTATTATTAATAATCAAAAAAAATTTGTAATTTTAATGGATTTACCTGGAAAATATAAAAATCGTCATTATTCAATACTTTTATTAGAACAATACCATAACTCTAAAAATAAAACTCTAGCATTACAACAATTAGAAAATTCATTGCGTAATAAAAAACTATTTAGCAAGTAAATAACAAATTATTATAAAAATATAATATTTTTATATTTATATGAATACTATTGAAATCTTATTTATATTTATTACATTAGTATTTATAGTATGTCCTTTATCATACTATATTATGAATAAAAGTGAAAAGTTTGAATTATTTACAAATTTAACACCAGGTACATGGCCTCAAAGTGATTCTTTGGGATTACTTTCATTAACTCCTGGAAAATTTGAAAAAGGTTTTTATGAATGGAATGATCCTTTTCCTCCAAAACCACCCAAAACTATGTCTGGTTTAAATTATGCTAGACAAGCTTTATCTTACCCTATGTATTCAGCAAAATCTTGTACTACAAATAATTTAGAATTTTGGCCTTTACCAATAAATGGAACATGTAGTTTTCCTGAACTATGTGGAGATTTTTACAAACCTTTAGATTGTTTAAAACAAAAAGAAGCTTGTAATCCTATGTTAATAAAAGGTAAACCAATTGATATTTGGCCAACTTGTGATCAAGGCCCTAGAGTAAATTTCTTTTGTTCAAAAAATCCACCTAAGTAAATAGTGAATTATCAATTAAACAAGTATTTTGTTTTTTAATTATTCTCTTTTTTGGAGCTCTATGTTGATAACCTTCAATCTTCTCTCTACTTAAAGTTTCCCAAAAATTATTTATTATCGGTAATACTTGATTAAACCAAAATTTATTTCGTAAAACTAAAATACAACTTATTACATCTAATTTCCAATAAATCTCTCTAATAAGTGTATCATTTGTATTATCTATTATATTTTTTTTCCAAATATTAAAATCACTTTCTAACATGTCTAGAGGTTTATATTTAAAATATATATCCTCATTTTCTTTTTCAAATACTAATATTATTCCTTTGTACTTATTATCTAAGGAATAATTATAATTTCCATCCTCTATAAATTCTTCATATGTAATATATTCATTAAATTTTGTCTCTAGAAAATCACATTCATTTAATTCACAAACTTCCATTTGTAATTGCATTTGTATCCAATATTCAGATTTTGGTATGCCATTTATATCTCTACTTACTACATTTTTAATTTCTAACATTCTACCATATAAATAACTATTTTTATCTGTATTAATACCATCTGGTGAGGCTGCTAAGAAATTATATTTTTTATGTGGAATACATCCAAAATCTGATATTGTAGTATTATATAATTTTTCATAAATCATAATCGATACAGGTTCATATTTTTGTCCCCAATGCATTGGAGAATTAATATTAGGTTTATTAAATTCTTTTATTGGTTCACATTTCTCAAAAATTAATTGATTTCTTGAATATTCACTCTTAAAAATTTTCCATATATTACTTGCTGTCAAAGTATTATGTCTAAATTTATACCATTCATCTGTTCGTTGTTCAGGTTGATAAACATTAATTAAATATTCTAATTGTTTTTCTATCTTTAATAAATTAGGTCGCAATCTACAAAAAGTATTTTTATAAGATCTACAGGGTAAAATATATGCATTAAATAAATTTTTAACAAATATAATAATTTGATTACAATCTAATTTAATATCTTTTTCATTTTCCAAATTAACTATATTAAATAATTGAATTTGTAAAATTTTATATAAATATTCGTCAATAATCGTATCATATTTATCTTCCATAAAAATTAATGGATTATTCTTAATAAAATTTACAAAAACAAATAAATTTATTTCAATTAAATTAATTATAATCTCCTTATCTAAATAATGATAATTAAAATCTTTTATTTGTTTCAAATGTCTTTTTAAACATCTTACATTAATTTTACTAATTTTTTTTATTGTCTTCATTAGTAATAGTTAATTTTAATATTTAAATTATTTATGTATCAATTTTGTCTGTAATTTCTAATTTTTTTAAATCATTACTCAAAGATATACTTGATTTTTTAACACTTAAACATTTAATAGTTGAGACATGCTTATCACATTTTTTTAATATAAATCTTCTTGAAGAATTATTAAAAATTAACTGAGGAATATTTTTAATCTCTCCTAATTCTTTATCATATAATACATCCTTTACTTTATTTAATTGTTTGCGTTCTAAACAACTAGATAAATATTTTAATAAATCTTTTTCTTCAGTTAATGATAATTCATGTCTTTTTTTTAAACTAGATGTATAATCTTTTAACTTATTTAATTTTTGTGTTTTATCTAGTTTACACCAAGGTTCTAATTTATTTAAAACTGTCTCTTGTTCTAATAATTCTTCAATATTTAATATAGTTTCCGTTGAAGAAGTTATTTCTCCTTGTAATAACATAGTTTTATATTTAATTGAAGATAGCTCGTGACAATTTTCTTTATTATTTTCAGACATTATATATATAATTGATTTTTTAAGTTTAATTACTTTTATTCTTAATTATTATTAATATATGAAACATATTTCATTTGAAAAAGAAAAAAAAGAAAAAAAGAATAATAAAGAAATAAGTGAAGAATTATTACTTACAAAAAACCAAATAAATGAAATTAATAAAATTTATTTAGATGTGTCTACTGATAATAAATCTATTATTTTAAGAGAGATTCAAAATAAAATTAATAGTTACAAACATCAAGATATTGAAAAAAATATATTAACTGACAAATTAATTTCTTTAGAAGAAACACTTGAAAAATTAGTTATTAGTAAATTAAAATGTTATTATTGTAAAAAACCATTATTATTAATTTATAAGTATTCTAGAGAACAATTACAATGGACACTTGACAGAATTGATAATTCTATTGGTCATACTAATGATAATACTGTAATTACATGTCTTAAATGTAACCTTGAAAAAAGAAAACGATCACATGAAGGTTTTAAATTTACAAAACAATTAATTATTAATAAATCTAGTTAACTATAATTTTATTTATTATTAAAAAACTTATTTAAACAATTTTTATAATTTAAATACAAATGTCTTATCAAACACAAAATGAATTATTATTAGGAAAGTTATTAAATTATTATAATGATCAAAATAATCTTGAAAAAATGTTATCTATAATTAATGGAGAATCTAAAATATCATTAAGAATTGTAGATTGGTTTGCTACCAATTATGCTAAAAAGTATTATACTGTTTATTCATGTCAACAAGATAGATTTAAAGTTTATAATGATTATAAACTTAAATTAAAAGCTTATTCTAAAAGACGTTTTGATCCTTTCTGTCGGTGGGATAGAATTACTATTCCTTATAAAGAAAATACACAAATTCAAACTACTATTGGACAATTAAATTTCTTTAAATGGGCTCTCGAAAATAACGTTATTGATTTCATTGAACAAAATTACTTAGCTATTGAACAAGACATGAATTTAAGAAATAGTACCTCTAAACGTAAAGAAACTGTTAATACTGCTAATCAAACTAGAAAAAAAAGAGAAGAATTATCTATTTCCGCTACTAAAAGTATTAAAAAAGAAGAGGTTGAAATTATTGTAGAATTTAATTAATTTTAATTAAAATAAATACTTCATTTCCACAATATCTCTCGTGACTTTTAACCATTAATCCTGTTATTTTAAATAAATTATATATTTCATCTATTTTAAATATATAATAATATCTATCATATACCTTACCATATTTATTCCATGTAACTATATTACTTCCATAATTTCTAAAACTTTTTCTTGTTTTATCAGGTTGTTCTTTAGACCAAACTGATAATAGTATTTTTCCTCCTAATTTTACTACCCTTTTCATCTCTTTTAGTGCTGCTATTTTATCTTTTTCAAAATATAAATGATGAAAAGAAGCTATACAAATTATACTATCAAATATACCATTTTTAAATGGTAATTCTGTCATATTTGAATTAATTACTTCTAGATCTTTATTTTTACAAATTTCAATAAATTTTTTACAATTATCAATACCAATAAAATTATAATTTTCATATGTCATATTTCTACCATTTCCACAACCAACATCCAAAATAAGACTTTCTTTTTTTAAACTATTTATAAATAAATCTATCCAATCCCATCTATTTAATCTTCGCACATTAAAATGTTCTGCTATTTCTTCATAAACTTCTTTAACATATTTTATTTCACAATAACTCGTCATTTATAAGCTATTTAATATCGAATAGATTTAAAAATATTCAATTTTCCATTAAAAAAATGCTAAATTTATTAATTAACTATTTTTAGTTATTTTTAAATTAAAATTGATTTAAAATTATAATTAATATATAACTAAAAATGGTTATTTATAGTTGTGAAAAGTGTGGAAAAGAATTTAGTCAAAAAGGACATTATACACAACATTTAAATAAAAAAAATCCCTGTATAGTTGAAAGTAAGGTAAAAGAGATGTTAGATAAAGTAGTTGAAGAAAAAATCAATAAAAAAAATGAAAAAGAAATAGCTATTAAAAGTGATAAGGAAAATACTATTGATCTACAAAATACTGATGGTATTAAATATTTAGCCACTTTAGAAAATAATAGTATTGATTTAATATTAACAGACCCTCCTTATATTATTTCTAGAGAGAGTGGAATGAATACTCATTATAATAAAGTAAAAGAGAATGAAAAAAATAATATAGAAACAGTTAAGACAGAAGAAGAGTGGGAAGAATATAAAACTCTTAATAATATTAAAGATGATAGTAATAAAAATAATTACTTAAAATATGGAACCATATATGGTAAAAAATATTGTGTTAAAACAGATTATGGTGATTGGGATAATGATTTTACAATTGAAATTTTAGAAAAATTTATTAAGTTATATTTTGATAAACTTAGAAATGGTGGTACACTTATTATATTCTTTGATTTATGGAAGATTGAAACATTAAAAAAAATTTTAGAAAAATATAATTTTAAACAAATCAGATTTATTGAATGGATTAAAACTAACCCTCAACCCTTAAATAGTAAAATTAATTATTTAACTAATTGTAGAGAAATAGCATTAACTTGTATTAAAGGAACTAAACCTACATTTAATAGTCAATATGATAATGCTATTTATATGTTTCCACTACAGGGAGGAAAAAATAGATTTCATCCAACACAAAAAAGTTTACCATTATTTGAAGAATTAATAAAAAAACACTCTAATGAAAATGACACTGTTTTAGATACATTTCTAGGTGGAGGAACTACATTAATTGCCTGTAAAAATACAAATAGAAAATTTAAAGGATGTGAACTTAACAAAGAATATTTTGATAAAGTTAATCAATTAATTTGATATCTAAATTATGATTAAAAATATCAATTAAATTTATAAAATTCCAACGTATAGCCATATTTGTTCTTTTAGAATGAAATTGAACTTCTAGTAATGAATATTCTTTACTATTTACTATTATTTTTAGTGTCGATGAACTATTCCAATTATTGTAATTTTTTGTCCATTTATATTCATATTTTGACCATTCAATATCTTCTTTTAGTATAATTAATTTAATATAATCAAATGATTCATTATAATAAATAACTGGACAATGAAATGTATAATTTACTAAAACTGGTAATATTATAGTAATGTTTTCTTGAATATATTGTTTCAATATTTCTTTTGATATAAATTCTATCTTTATAAGATCACAAAACTTTTTAGGAGAAGCTTGTCCTATAACTTGTGGTGCAACTTTGTTACCTCCTTTTTTATTTGTTTTGGCTGAAAGTGCGGTTTGGTCATTACGGAAATCATCTTGTGAACCACCAGATGCAACGTGTTTCATATTTGGATATAGATCTATTAGTTTTTTTAACCTACTACCTAAAGTAGAAGCTTTATCCATACTATATTTATAATTACCATCATATGGTATTTTATAAGCTATACATATACCCATTTCAAATATTTTTCCAAGATCTTCAGTTTTTAATTTCTTATTCTCTTGAATTTTTTCCGAACAGTCGCTCATTACCAATAGTCTTTCTAACTAGTATCGAATGTTATTTATATTTCAATTTTTTTTATTATTAATTTATAATCATTACTCACAAAATAGTAATTATAAATAAATTGTTATTTGAATATAAATAAGTTTATGAAATATATTCTAAGCTTTTTGCATTTATACTACTAACATTCATTTGTATTTTATTACTACGAAATCCTGGATTTTGTTTATAGGTCCTATTATCTATTATAATTATTCTTGGTCTTTTGACAACTCTTAAATTTTTTGGTTTGTTAATTTTTTCATTTTTATTTGGGTTAGATTTTTTAGGTTCAGATTTTTTAGATTCTTCAATTAACTTCTGATTTTTATATATTAATTTATCTAAAACTATATTTTGATAGGAAGATTTAAATTGATGCTTTCCTGAATCATAATGAATACTTCTATTCCACATAAATATTTCATTATTATATTTACAAGCATAACCATGTAATCCACCTCTTCCAGGATAATTATGCTGCATCTCTTCAACTAAAAATTTATATTTTCTATTACCTAATTTTAAAGATTTAGTATTTAATCTTTTCAAATACACTCCTAAAACTTGCATTTCCCAATTTTTTCTCCAATTTTCAACTATACTCCACGGCCAATACTCAAATTTTTCATTTTTAAGATACTTTTCAATATAGCTATTAATACTTTTTCTTAAAATACCACAACCACTATGACGACAATATATAAAATGAGGGTTAAAACTTAATCCTGGTTTCATAAAAAATTGTTCAGATTGACCAGCAAATTCATGAGATAAACAACTAATAAAATAATCATCTGGTGTAATCAATCGACGTAATGGTAAAACTGGTTCAATATCAGAATCTACATATAATCCTCCAAATTTATACAATATACAACATCTCCAAAAATCTGCTTTAATTGGTCCTGATTTAATATAATCAAATACTTTAACAGCTATGACCCCAAAATATTGATATATAAATTTTCTACATAAATTATTATCAAATAACCAAATTTTCCACTCTGGATTTAATTCTTTCCAAATATGGGCTGAATATCTTAAAGGTTTAATATTGTTATGACACATAAATATATTTTTATTGTCATTAAAACTCTTTACCATCTTATATTATATATATACATTATTTATTTATTTTTCTATATTTTTTGAATAATTTATTTAGTTTCCAAACAGGTGTTGGCTTATTTAAAGCCCAATCTGTTAATTTTCTAGAGTAATGCCTACAATCATTTATTCCTACAAAATAATTTTTATTTAAAGTTTTTTCAAACTCTATAATTTCTGAGAGAGATTTATTACTAATACCCCAATAAATATCTATTGTTTCCATGGTATTATCATTTAGTTTATATCTTAAAAATTCAAATGGATAAATATCTTCTCCGTCTATTCTTAAAGGTTTATTAAAAACTTGCAATGAAAGTGCTTTTAATGGATTTTGTGAATAAGTCATAAAACTAATATGATCTTCACCAATTGATCTAAAATCAAATCTTGCACATTTATTTCCCTCAACGAATGAAACGCCAATATGTAATAAATTTAATTTAACACTAAATTTTTCTAAATGTAAATATGTTCTTGTTTTAAATGAAAATCCGTGCGATCTAATTAATTCAGGAAATACTGGAAATCTATAAGCAAAAGCATTAAAAAAAAATAATAATAATAAAAAAATATTTTTCATATTATTATATAAATAAATTAATTAAAATTAAATAAATAAACAATAATAATAATATTATGGGAAATACTCATAGTGTTAAAAAAATATCATTTAAAGATATGCAAAAAATTATAAAAGATAATAAATTTACAATAATTAATACTTTAAATAATGATAATCAATCTTGTTTGATAATTAATACTTTGGCTCCAAATGAAGAAATAAATTTACTTAATAATTTTTTAAAAAATAATAAAGATCAACCTATTGTAATATATGGTAAACATTGCATAGATGAATCACTAATTAAAAAATACACTCAACTCTTAAATCTTGGTTTTAAAAATATTCATGTTTATGTAGGTGGCTTATTTGAATGGTTAACATTACAAGATATATATGGTGTAGATGAATTTCCTACAACTTCCATAGAGCATGATATTCTTAGATTTTCTCCATAAAATTATTTATTAATTTCACTCTATTTTCCATTATAATACTATCTCTATCTCTCTCAATATTTCCATCTAAAATTAAAATTTTATTATCACATAAATTATTTAACCACTTCTCATGATAATTATGACATTTTTCTAAATAATCTAATTCTATTTTTTCTTCTTTTCTTTGTCTTTTAATTACTCTAGCTAAAGCTGTACTTGGTTTAGTTTTTAAATAAATATATTTAAATTCTCCTAAATCTTTTTTAAATTCATCAAACCATAAATTATAAATTTTATAATCTATTTCTTCAATTATACCTTCATCATATAACATTTTTGCAAATATATTTCTATCTGATTCTACTGATCTTTCTGTAAAAATTATTTTATATTTTTC